TAGTCACTGTTAACCCTAAGTTTCCTACACAGCTTGTGTTAAACGCTATTAACGATGAGTTAGCTGATTTGTCATCTCCGCAAAATGGTTTGTATCAGATAAAAACAGTTGAGTTTACTTACAACATATCTCAAGATGGATACGACCTTACTGGCGTAACTGACGACGTTCTGACTGTGTATCAGGTGACGTACACTGATGACGGTTCTGAGAATACTGAGCCGGTGTTGCCTGCGTGGACTTTGCGACGAGATCGAAAGACAAGTTCATTTGCTTCAGGTTACGCTTTGATTCTTCATGATGACGCTAACTCCGGGCAAGCAGTTAGAGTACAATATAAGACAGGGTTTACTGCGTTGGCTGCTACGTCAACAGCCTTAAGCACTGTTGGATTGCATTCATCAGCGTATGATTTGCCGTCAGTTGGGGCAGCGTTACGGTTAATGTCTACTCGACCTGTCCGACGTGAATTTATTGATGAGCAAGGGTCTAGTCGTAGAGCAGATGAGGTTCCTGCCGGTGCTATATCTGCTTCTATGCGTGACCTTAGAGCGTTGCGTGATACTAGAATAAATGCTGAAGCTGCTAGGTTAGATCAGCAATATCCAACGTATTGGATGAGGTCAGGGACTAAAACGCAGAACTCTTTTTATAGAGGGGTGTAAATGGTTCACAGAGCTGAACGGCTACCAGTTACATTAACGATAGATGCTGATGCACGTTCATACAATATTGATGTTGACCAGTATCGTCGAACGACTATCCCTACGTTGCGTGAGCAAAGAGATACGTCTAACGAACCCGGTGAGCAGTCAATAAGTTCTCAGTTTTGGTTGAGGTCGCAGACTGATTGGTCGTTTGGTTCAGGTCAAACGCATTACGATCATGCTGATTCTAATCGGTCAAGGTTTAGTGCTTCGTCTGGTGTGGATGTGTGGACCGAGGGGCAGATTAGTTTGTTGCCTATTTGTGAGTCTAAAAATGACACGTTTGCGTGGACTGATGTGAAGATGAAAATGCTTGGGTCGTACATGTATGTGGCTCAAGGAACTAACTTGTATTTCTCTAACTCGTTTAACTCTGCTGACGCTGATGTGAACTGGTCAACGGTTACAGCTTTGGCTAGTCCGCATGCAATAACTGATATTGCGTCTGACGGCACGAATGTGTTTATTGCGTATGGGTCTAACAGAGCTGCTGCTACTGTGGTTGTCGGTTCAACTAGTCAGCCTACGTCGTTAGGTTCTCATACACCTGATTTTATTCGCATTGTTGGTGGAAGATTGTTTTTCTTAGATGGTTCTAACATTTCTGAGATAGCGTCAAATGGTAACAAGGTTTCTAGCAGCATTGACCATGATTTACCGCACGCTGGAACATGGGTTACTGTGTGTTCAGGTCCGGTAGGTTTTTACGCAGCGGAAAACACAAATGATACAGGTTCAATTAAGTTTATTTCTGTAGCTGCTGCTGATGGTTTGCTTGACGAACCACAACAAGTAGCTGAATTGCCTAGAGGCGAAAAGATTAACGACATGGTTTCCTACGCTGGTATTCTTGCGTTAGCGACTACTAAGGGTTTGCGTATCGCTGCTATGGATGCAGGGTCAGGATCAGTAACGTATGGTCCTGTCATTGATGACGTTGGGCAAGTATTTAGTTTGGCTGCTGATGAACGTTTCGTATGGTTTGGTGGCGGTTCCGGAAAAGTGTATCGAGCTGATTTGTCACGATTTACCGAAACGCTTGTTCCTGCTTGGGCGGCAGATGTAGTGTCAGTTAAAGATGAAACGGCTGGTGGTGCTGATGCTTCGCCAAGTAACGTTATGTTTATTGCTAGGGCTTTAGGCAAAACGTATTTTACTGATTCTACTAATGGTGTGCAGGGTGAGAAGTCTACTGGTGAGTTGGTTGCGTCTGGTACGTTAACGGTTGGAGATGTGAGTTGGAATAGCCAGTTTGATAAGGTGTTGCGTAACTTTGAGATACGTTACGCTCCGTCATCTTTGTCAGCTACAAGCAATCAGTACAGTGAGTCAGGTGTAGGGTACAGCGGTAGTGGTACTCAGTATGCTGGTGCTTCGTCTAGCGCTGGTGGTTCGATAACTGCAACGGTTACGAATGATGAGAACGTTAGTGTTACGACAAGTAATTTGACTAATAAGACTGCTACGAACATTACGACGCTTGTTCCTGAACTATCTGAAGCGTTTAAGGTGCAACTGAATTTAACTAGGGATTCTGTAGTGACTGCTGGTCCTATTATTGAATCGTGGAGAATCCAAGCGTTCCCTGCGCCTACAAGAGTAGATGAAATAATTGTCCCAATTATTCTTAAGACAAGGGTTGCTACGTCTAGAGGTAGAGGTTCCGCTATTGGGTACGATACGAAAGCTGAATACAATGCGTTAAAAACAGCTATGGCTAATCGGGAGATCATAACGTATCAAGAAGGTTCGCAAACTGACACTTGCGTAATTGACCAAATTGCTATGTCAGCAGAGAAATTATCTGATGATGGCAACTGGTGGGAAGGGGTATGCACCCTTCGACTACTAACTGTCCCCTAGAATGGTATATGACCAAAATTCTTTACTACGACATTGAAACAGCGCCTAACTTAGCGTATGTGTGGGGGCAGTACCAGCAAGATGTTATAGCGCATGAGCGTGAATGGTACATGATGTGTGTGTCGTATCGTTGGGAGCATCAGAAACGCACGCATGTATGTGCAATGGTTGATTTCCCTGAAGCGTATACAAAAGACCCTGAGAACGATTACCATGTTGTAAAAAAATTGTGGGAATTAATTGATGAAGCTGACATCGTTATAGCCCATAACGGTGACAAATTTGATATGCGTAAAGCTAACGCTAGGTTTGTGAAGCATGGGTTAGGTCCAGCCTCACCTGTTAAGTCTGTTGATACGTTGAAAGTAGCTCGCAGGTATTTTATGTTTAATTCAAATCGCTTGAATCATATTGGGCAACACTTGGGACTTGGTGAAAAGGTAGATACTGGTGGCTTCCAAACGTGGGCTGGGTGTATGCGTGGCGATATGAAAGCTTGGAAGACGATGATTAAGTACGCTCGTCAAGATGTGGATTTGTTGCGTGATGTGTATTTAGCGTTGCGACCTTGGATGAAGAACCATCCTAACCTTAACATTCATACAAAGGAACATGCGTGTCCTACTTGCGGTTCATATAACTTGCAACGTCGGGGTTACAAAACAACTCAAACTACTTCGTATCAACAATGGCAATGCAATGATTGTAGGTCGTATAGCAGAAGTCGATTAGCTGAGAAAACAGAGAAACCCTCTATAGTTCCGTAACGTTTAGTTGTAATCTTAGCCTATGGCTAGGTTCTTTTTTGTGCTGTCTCGAATACTTTTTGCGTCAATGCTTGTCATGGCTTTGTTAAGCCCTGCATCAGCGCAAGAGAACGAGCCTGAAACAACGTGTGTAGATCAGGAAAATGAGGACAATACTGCGTGTACTGTGCATGTAAATGATTACGATGACTCACCTATTGTGTATATGACTGTGGAAGAGGATCAGACTGCTGTGGAAATCATTACCTATACATCATTGACATGCGATGACCATGAAACAGGGGAAGGAACAGACACTTACGCAGCAGACCCCTATCTTAAACTATACGACAGCGATGGGACAATTATTGGTGAGGATGATGACAGTGCTACTCACAACGTTAACGGCATGTGCTGGGATAGCTACTTGACCCTTACGTTAGATGCAGGGGACTATGAACTATTAGCTACCTCTTACAGTGATACGACTATTGGAACGTATACGTTAGAGTTCTCTGGTGTGAGCTGGTCGTTGTCTAATGACCCTGAGCCTGCGCCTGATCCTGAACCTACTCCAGAACCACAACCTACGCCTGAACCAACTTTTGAGCCTACGCCTGAACCTGTAGAGCCTACGCCTGAGCCAGACCCTGAACCTGAACCAACGCCTACGCCTGAAGAAGAAATTGAACCTCCCGTAAATGAGCCTATTCAAGATCCCACTCCTCTCCCACCAGAACCAGAAGAAGAGCCAGAACCAGACCCGCCGTGGGAACCCCCCACAATACAGCCATCGCCACCCCCAGTGCTAATTCTGCCATCACCAATTGGAGAAAACCTACAGATACCAGTGACAACAGACATAGAGGAATTAGAAGAAGAGCCATTTGAAGATGATACCATGTGGGACTTCGACGATGTAGAATGGGAAGAGTTCGAGTTAGATGAGTTACCAGAAATTGAGTTTATTCCAGAAGAATTTGAGGAAGAAGAGGAAGAAGAAACAACTTTCCTTGATGATGGAGAACAAGAACAGCCAGATGAAGTACAATCAGATGTGGAACTAGACTTTGTTCTTGAAGAGTTTGAGGACATTGAAGAGATAGACTTTGAGGAGTTAGACGCTGATGAGCTTGACGACGAAATTCTTACTGAAATATTACAAGATGAAGAGACAGTTGAAGTCTTTCTGGAAGAAGTCTTAGAGGACAACCCGGACTTCTTTGAAGAAGCCACAGATGAACAGATAACTGTTATCTTTGAAGCAGCGCCAGAGATATTTAACGAAGCATCTGACGAGGTTAAAGAAGAACTCGAAGAAGAAATAAACGTGTTTGCTGGTGGCTTTGAAGAGTATGTGCCAGAGGATTCAAACATTAGCGTCGATGACAGACGTTCTATCATTGCTGTCACAACTGCGACTACAATAGTTGCTGGAGCTGCAATCGCAAGACCAACACCTCCACCAACACCAAGACCTACAACTCCAACCCCTCCAAGACCTAGCAGTCCACAATCTGTTTCTCCCAGTGGTCCCGAAACCCCAAGGAGAAAAACTAGAGATGATAAAGCGTAAAGTTAAACGACTAACTCACGAAGTGTTTATCCTTAGCCTTACTGCTGGGTCAACCGGAATCGTGCTTATCACGTTGTCAGGTGAAACCAGAGAGTACGGTATTTGGATTACCGCAGCTAGCTTTGTATGCCACATGGTAGGTGTGTGGATTGACTGGAAAGATGATTAAAGTTTGGATAGATCAAGACCTGTGTACAGGCGATGGTCTATGCGCTGAAATCGAACCAACTATTTTTGAAATGCACGACGATGGTTTAGCTTACGTTAAAGAAGCATCTTGGTCGAACATTCTTAATGGAGGTTTTGAACCTGTTTTGCAGATGGCTGATGGTACAGCAACAGTACCTGAGAATCTACTAGCTAACGTTATAGATGCGGCAGAGGAATGTCCGGGAGAATGTATTTTCATAGAGGTTGAGTCGTGACATTGGAAGCATTATTTTTAGTTATTCTTACAGCGTGCCTTGTTCCGTGGATGGCTTGGATTTCTACTGTTTTGATTAAGATTGAGATACGTTTAGCTAAGGGTGATGAAGCGTTAGAAACTGCTGAGGAGCGGTTAGCTGACCATGAGCAAAGATTACGAGCGTTAGAACAACGCTGTTAGCTACACACCCAGTGTTGCCAACCTCCGCCTGTAGCCCTGTAAATTAGCCAAGCGCTAACCCTGATATTAGCCTCACCTGAAAAAACGTCTGCTACATAACCTAAAGCAGTACGACTTCTAGCATCCCAATACGTTGTCAAGTGTTGCATCAAGCCACTAGCTGTACTAACACTAGACCTCGCTGTAGGATCGCCACCAGATTCACAATCTATAATTTTCAAGAACCTAGCGGTATCGCTAACAGGCCCACCGTTCGCTAGTATTGCGTCTTGCACAATTGGCCTCCACCGTTCGACCTCCGGCTTAAAGGTAGCGTTAGGAGAAACAGTTGAGTACAAACGCACCGAAATGTTCCGTTCCATAGCCCACTGACGATGATGCTTATGCGTATTTGCACCATAAATCCCATCCGTGTTCACGTTCATCCAGTACTGCAACAACCACACTCTCTCGCTGTCCTCTAACCAGTCATACTCAATAGATATAATATGATTCTCTATTTTGCCCCAAGGTATGTAAGCTAGAGCTGTAGCTGACAGTGCGTTGATAGCGAACGTAAATAAAATCGTGCTATAAATAAAGATCTTTCTCATTGTGGTGTCTCCAAATTGTTAACAGTTCTGCGGCAAATGCCGCATCTAAAACAGCTACTTTACCAACTGTCTTTCCTATTTGCGACCTCCTGTCCCCGTGGATAGCAAAAATTACCCACTGATTATTGTGAGCAACTTTCCGTATCCTGCTAATCCACGGGAACAGTGTCCAACGCTTGCGATATTTCACTTCAATAGGAATATCTAAGTCCCCCAACCAGATATCGTGAGACTCGCTACTAGCGCTGGTTCTGTGAGCATCGTTATGCCCCCATTCCATAAGTAAGGCCACTATTTCATTTTCACCTGCAGTTCCTTTTTGTTTTGCTTTAGACAAAATCAAACACTCCTTGTATTTCTGCCCGTTTTTTTTCGACGGTTACGATTGTATCGTTCCTAACTCCTCCATGGGGTACTAAAAGAATTTCTAACATATCAAAACCTAAAGTCTTGCCTATGCCCATGGAGTTCCAACCACAACGCACTACGATGGCGTTAGGTTTGCATATCCTTGCGATTTGTTTTTTGATCTCTGACCACGGGTTTTGTGTGTCTTCTTGAGTGACTACACGCCCTATCCCGTCGTAGCATTCTTTGATCTGTCTAGAGCTGTACGGTGGATCAAATAGAACTCCGTCAACTGACTCATCTTCAAACAATGAAAGAAAATGATTAGAGTCGTGATGAAAGTCTGCTTCAAACTCTGGGTTGATGTCGTTTGTGAACTTCATTAAATGCTTAAAACAACTGTTACGGACATAAGGATCAACCCAAACTCCCTTGGTTATCACCCTGCGAAGGAGGGAGTTAATGGGTTGAATCCTAAATGTTTCAGAGTTAGGCATAGCCCATTCTCTATGAAACTGTATTTCTGTCACAAAAGTTCTTTAATGTCTTCTGCAATCGGCCCGTAATGCTGTTCTGCGTAAGCGTCTAAAGCATCCCGTATCATACCTGATCTAGTTTGACCGTTATGTATCGCTAACTGGTCTACCTTAACTAACAAAGAGTGAGGTATCCGCATAGCAATTAACTGGTCGTTTTTGTCTTTAAGTGGTGTTTCCATTAATATTTCTCCTGATGTTTTTGCCCGCATGTAGGGCATTTATTATTGTTATTCTCTATTACTTTTGAGCCTATGACCCAACCGCAACTACAGCTTATGTAGTACGGTGATTTGGTTCTGAGTTTAGATTTCTTCTGACCGAAATCATCCCACACTAAAACCAGTCCTCATCTTTATCTATTGGCTTACCATCAACTATTGCAGTTTTCCCCTGCCAATCATCTTGCTTAGGCGCTCTAACAATCTGAAATAAATCCCAAACGTTACAGTCCCAACCAGTTACAGTTTGCCCGTCTTTGTTCTTGTATTGACGGCTGGTAAATTTGCCTCTAACAGCTATCCTGCTACCTTTATCTGTGGCTTTAGCTATAGCTTCTGCTAACGCTGTTGACCCATCTCTGGAGTCTTCCCAAATGCTTAACGTTACCCATGTGGTTTCTTCTTCACCTGTTTTCACAGCTAACGCATTCTCATAAACTGCTTTGCCTGTGCCAGTGACTTTAGGTAGCCACTCTCTGCCTAGGTTTCCCATTTGGAAACCGATTCCTTCATTAAGCATTTTGTTGCTCCTTCATTTCTTGTTGCCATTCTACAAATGTATTGTTGCAATAACTAGTAAGCATCCCTATCCAATCTTGCACGATATCTAATTTTAAGAGGTTGTTGCATTCTTCTAATTCGTCAGTAGCAATAAAATTACCTTCACCCACCTGAATGTCTGCTTCAAACATCGCCCCTGTATCTAACAACCATTCATCTGCATATTCCTGATCTTCTTTACCCAACATTATTGTTCTCCTTTTTAATTAATTGTTGATGTAATACATAATACTCATCTGATGTCCAAAGTGACAACCCCAAACTTAAGCGCATGGCTATTCTTTTTATACCATCGCTGACTGAACTTTTGGCGTTCTGACCTGAGTGCTTACTAGGTCTTTCCACCTCGCCAATCTCTTGAATCGTGACTTGCTTGCCATCTATGGTAAAAGTGCATTCAAGGATGCAACCCTCAACAATGCCCTCTGGACTTCTGATAAGTTCTACTATTCGCATGTCAAACGGACCTAAATGCAACAACAAAAATTGTGTTATATCTCCGTGGCTGACATACCTGTCACCCCTACCTGTCGGCTTTACTTTAACGAAAGTTTCGGGTATTGGTTTTGATAATTTAATTAATTGTTCACTCAATTTCTTGCTCCTCACCTGCTAATAAATTTGCGTGATACCGTGCAACATCAAGCGTTACCTCATCACCGCTAAGGACCGAACACAAATCGTTGTGCCTGCAATACCTACATTGCCATGCACCGCCCTTAGACGGTACACCATACGGGCTAGGTTTCTCTTGATGTATAAGCTCTCCGTCATCGTTAGGTATAAACGCTACGGGTAAAGCTCCCTGAGCAATGTCCTCCTGTACACTCTTGAACCAACCTAACTCTAACTCTGCTATCTGGCGTGGTGTCATACCCCACTCTGAGATTTCTTCGTCCATGTGTATGACCCATTCTAAAGTTTCGCCTACTTTTATTTTGTCACGCCAACTATCTTGTTTCGCAACGTACACAATCCATAACTCATCTACTTCGCAAGCCATTGCATACAAAGCGGATTGTGCAACGTGAGCCATTTTAGGCAGACCATCTCTAGCCAATCTGAACCCAAAACTAGAGACTGTTTTCAGTTCTAAAAGTCTTTGTGTTTCATCGTCAACCCACACCAAACCGTCACAAGACCCTGACAAAGAAACGTTAGTTAACGGAGTTAGATCTAACGCTAGTTCATACTGACCGCTGTACGCCTTCTGGCACGCTTTTTGTATGCCCTCATGGATTGCGTTACCTATCTCAAACGCTATGAGCGTTGATTTGTCTATAGGGTTTGTCTCTTGATATTTCAAGGCTTCAAACGCTCGTTGCCTCAAGCACGACCCTACGCTACTTATTCTGAGAAGCGTATCCTTGGCTGTGGGCTTAGGTTGCCTACTGTCCTCCAAATGCTTTCCGTAAACTTCTGATATTTCTTGTGTGTAATTCACAGTAAACCCTCCTCAAGATATTGTCTGTGTTCTTTTTCGTGATGTAGCTGGTTGTATCCTTGACACAATTCCACATCGGATTCTTCATCTTCTAATAAACGGTAATACGCTTGTTTAGGTCTGTCGCTTATCTTCATCATCTTGGACTCAACGGGATACCCGTTTTCTCGTAGTTCTCTAGCCCTCCTAGCGCCATCTCCGCCACCTACGACAAGTGATAACTCATCCCTGCTAACCCAACCTTCCCATATTGGGTTGTCGTCGTTTGCTTGCCGTCTATGTGATTTAGTTAATGCAATATGTAACGCCCATTGCAAATGATCTAAAACTTTGTTAGCTAGCCTAGAGGTATCGCCCATTTCCCTAGCGCACTGATGCGCTATTTCGCTGTGGTTGTTACCTGCTAACGCTTTGGTGTTTTTTAACTCTGGTAGCTCGTTGTGTATTATGTCTACCATTATTTGTTGTGATGCAACGATACTGTTAGCCATTGCATATATCCCTTTCAAATGTGGGTCATCTGTTTCAAATGGTTTTATTTCACTCATTACAATCCCCTTGTATCTGTGTTGATGTCATTTAATTTAGTGGTAACTACTATGTTTCTCGCTGTTAAATCAACCCCAAACCTATGTGAACAATCAATCGCTTCTAAGGCATCGCTGATTATCGTGCCTACTTGTGGCGATTTGCCATCTTCACGGTGCATGTACTCATGGTCTATGTAGTCTTGATCTAATCTGAGAGTAACTTCAAATTGTATATCCATTATTTTTTCCTTTGTTGACTGCGTATCTTCTGATACTTTTTAAGAGTCCGTAAATCCCTACGGTAGTTCTTGTTATACCAAGTGTAGCATCTGTGTGTGACAAAACCAAACGCAAATGCTATCGCTGTGGTAACTACTGGGATTAAACTCATGTGATAATGTTATACCCGCCGTATCACAATGTCAAGTCAATTCAATAAATTTTATTTATCATACGAAACCGTTGACGCTCTTTCGGAGTAAGCCCACCCCGAATACCCCATATCTGATCTATCGGTTCCTCAACGAAACTAGCCTGCAAGCACTCATGGACAACATCGCAATTCTGGCATACGTTCCTTGCCCTGTTAACACTGTCGCCATAAAACAAATCATGACCAACCCCACGACAATTTGCCCTTTCTAACCACGACATAAGAAAACAATACACTAGATTTGCTTTTGTCCTATGGACCCTGTACTCTTAATGGTGAGGTTTCCTCCTCCGAATTTGTTGACACAAGCCCCCCCGTTTCCTATCGGGGGGGTCTTTCGTTTTGCCTACAGGTAAAGTTAAGTCGCCTATAGGTATCGTTGACACGGATTATACGGCGTTCATAGTGAATAAAATTGCGCCGTAGGCGCATCCGCTAATTAGCCCCTCCGGCGCTTGAGGAGCCAGAAGATAGTGAAAGCCCCGCCGGTTGGCGGGGCTTTCGTTAGGTGAATTTGATTGATATATATATTAGGAATACACTAAATAATATGTAGGCCACTAATTTATTACTTCGATAGTAGCGTCTCTTAATACGTTTTTAATTTCATCCCTAAGAGCTTCATCAATGTATTCGTTAATTTTATTGCTAACAATTTCTTTGCAATCGCTTTCGCTTACAAATTCATCTGCTGGTTGATAATTGTTGTAATCTAGAAAATTGTTTATAGCATCATCGAAATGATTATTTAACAAAAAGTAGTTTTCTAACTCATTCATTATTTCGCTACTGATATCTAGATCATTTAACTCTTTCTCTATTGCCCTATCAATTTCTTTATTAAGGCCCTCAAGAAAGGCAGTTTCTATATCGCTTATATTTGGTTTTGGTAAATATGGTGCTAACAAATCTGCTAGCGCTTTTAATAATTGTTCCATTGGAACCTCTTTCTTTTTTTGATTACTAGATTTGGTTACGAACTGCGTTTGCTACGTTCGCTGATAGAACTAAGGCATCTTGCAGACTTAGTTCCACTTCGCCAATAACTGCTCCTTTTATTTGTACCTTTATGGCAACGACTGGATTTCCTTCTGCATCTTTCCACGCATTAACTCTTCTTGTGCTGATACCAAGTGGGCTGGCTGGATTGTCCATGCCATTGAATCGGTGATCCTCTATTGCATCTCGTAAAGTTCTTGCGAACTCTTTATTAATTGTTATTTCTTGTGTTGTCATGGAATTTCCTTTCGTTGTTAGTATTTGTTCCATTGGAACCTCTTTCTTTATTTGTTGACAGTTCTAACTTAACACATTTGTATAACAATGTCAAGTTATATTTGAGATATTCCTTCCCAATACTCTTTTCTTACACTCTTGAATTTCTTCGACTTAATAAAATCTTTTATTTCTGATCGCAAATAAATACTCAATCTGCCCCTCTTAATAACTGGCTCTGGAAAGTCATCGTATCTTCTAATCCAATTCGCAATTCTTTGTTGACTAACCATGTGATAATTAGCGATGTCAGTTTGGGTCCATAGCTGATCTTTGTGTTGTTCTAAGAAATTGCGTATGTCGTTCATAACTCTACGTTTTCTTCTTCTAACCACATTTTCATTGTAAATAGAAACAGGTAGGTAAAGAAGATCAGTTGTATTGCGCTTACTGGGTGCAATCCGTTTAACATTGTTACTCGCTTTCGCAGTCGTGGCCATAATGAAATTCATTGGCATCATCTTCGTCTGTTAAATCAAATACCCTGTTGCATTCTGGGCATTTGGTTTGGGTTACAATCATTATCATTTTGTCTCCTGTGTTTTGTTGACTAAGCTAATGGTAACGCCTCTGTATAACAGAATCAAGTCAATTCGCAAATCGTAACATAAATGTCATAAATCGGATTGCAGTGCGTTCATAGTGAATGGCTGTAGTTGCCATTCACAAAATACTTTATTGCGCCGTAGGCGCACCCGCACAAAAACACGGCGGGCGGTGCGTTTCCGCACGCCGGAAAATTTTTTTTAGGATAGTGAAAAGCCCCGCCATATTTGACGGGGCTTTTCTCAGGGAATGTATATTTATTCTAAGCTACTAATTGTGCATTTGAAACCTTTTCCTCTGCATTTTCTATAATCCATTGTGACGCTTTCCATGCTTTGGTGGATGCTTTCTGGATAAACTTAGGATCATTGTCTAATGCTTTTAACCATGATTGAATGTAGCTGATGTGGTCTTGTCGTGGTTTTGATTCTACTCCACGTTGGATCGCTAGAAATGTTGCCCCTAGTTCGGCACATAACTCTTCCTGAGCATAGCCTTTCATATCATCACCAGTTTCTCTGTTCAGTCTGCTCTCGTGCATTGTGGCATGACAGAACTCGTGTGCCACGGTTCCAAACCATTCTTGCTCTCCATTAAACTGAGTATCCAATGGAGTCACGATAAGATCATTTGATGGACTGTAGTAAGCCTGTGTTGATGGTTTTTCTATCCATTCAATGTTTGTACTCTGGAACCATTCACGATGGGCTTGAACATCAATATCTGGTGAGGCTACTGGTTGCTCGAATACTGGTGCGTCGTCTACTTGGTTAGCGTGGAATACTGAGTACACTCTTGCCACAAATCGCTTTTCGTAATCTTCGATAGGTGATGGAACTTTGTTGCCAGATACCCATTTTCCGGTTGTCTTGTGAACATAGGAATTTGAATAATAAACTACTGGTATCCCACTTTCACCTTTACGGACTTGCGCTCCTAGCTTTTCCCATCCTTTATAGGTGGAGAATCTTGAGTCACCGTCTTGCATGTGCATCATTAACCAAAAGCTATTGATCCCGCTATAAACTGTTTTGCTTGATGGGTTATGTGGCAGACTGCTTACACCTTGCCAAGGCTTAGTCCAATTCTCTGGATCATTTTTCATAGCTTCAACAAATACGGCTGTAATCTTTTCGATTAGAGCACTTCCGCTTAGTTTCTCTCTTGTTGTCATGTTGTTTCCTTTGTTTTGTTGACTGGTAGTATGGTAACACATTATGTATAACAGAGTCAAGTTATTTCTAAAATAATTTCAGGTAATGCTAGAGCTACAGCTAGAGCTAGAGCTAGAGCGAACATGTGTTCGGATTAGATGGCGTTCATAGTGAACAGCTCTGCTGGGCACTCCAGCCCTGCGGCGCTTGAGCAGCCGGATCCAACATGGAATGTTGGCCGCCGTAAATCGGCGGGACCCGTTAAACTGGCGTGCGGTGCGGTTTACCGCACGCCAAAATTTTTTTGGAGATAGTGAACACGAAAGGCCCGCCCCTAGGGTAGGGCGGGCCTTTCGGACTGGCCAGATTTTTGCCGTCTGGATTTATTTAATGAACTCGTGTATGTCTTGCTTGGCTTTCATCTCTCTACCGGTCTCGCTTTTTAGTGTCCACGATTTGAACACTTGCATGCGGTAAGTGATTTTTGCTTGACCGTTTTTAAGGTCTAAAGCGTGGTTAATTTCATCCGTAATATCTGCCATCATTGCATAGTAGGCCATTTGTACGGCTACAGCGTGGAGAGGGTTTCCGCCTTGGGATAGGTCCAACTCGATTCCAATGTTTTCGTATTCGTTTGGATTGTTTGACCATTCTGTAACCACTTTAACGGCTTGCCAGTTCATAAATACATAATGGCTTTGATCTGCTTGTTCACTGATGAAGTCCCACAAATCGACATGTCCGCCGTGGGGGTAGTCTTCAGTGATCCACCAGTTTTGCAAATCGTCTAGACTGTCGAAGCTGTCTGACATTTCATCAAGAATATGGAACATAGCGTCCTCTGCTAGGTCTCTAATATCATTGTGATATGTTTGATGGGTTGGGTCGTAATATGAGTTTGTCTCATCTGCTGACATAATTTCTTCCTTTTGTTGTTTCGTTGACATATATATATTGTAGCGTATCGCGTTATACATTGCAATTCATTTAGGGGATTATTTTATAAACAGCGAAATTAACGGTGAGCCGTAACATATCTGTAACAATGCGACCACAATGCGTTCATAGTGAACAGGCACTGTTCACTCCTACCAACAAACAACAAACACGCAACCTGATAGTAACACCAAACCACCAAAAGCAGGATTCCACAAGGCGGCACGCCTTTGGTCGCAGTCTGCGGGCGAGACCGCAGAGCGCCCGTAACGGGCGCACCGCTAAGCCCCTCCGGCGTCTGAGGAGGAAGGATAGTGAACACAGACGCAAACAACAAACAAGTACACCACAAACCTGCGCAGGAGCCGGAGCGCAAGCGGAGGCGACAAAATTTTTTTTGGCGATAGTGACCCCCCCAGCAAACCACAACTAGAAAAACACGGTACCCTACCGGCTTGTCTCGCTAAATTGCAGGGGTACGGTGGCTGGGTTTTGTTTATTTGCGGTTAATTACAATGGGGGCATGTGCCGTGGTACCCTATATACGCCTGTATGCTATGTGTTTGTTGGGTGTTTTGGTTTTGTGGGGGTGTTGTGTTTTGTTTGTTTTGTGTGGTTGGTGTTTTGTGTTTGTTGTGGTGGGTGTTTGTAATGTTTGGGGTATGTTGTGGGGGGTTACAAAAGTTACAAGGTTACTTTTATTAGGTTTTTCTTAGAAATTTAGATTTGTGTTTGTTTGGGGCCGTGACATTCGTGACATTTTGTTACATATATATAGAGTCTAGAGGGTCTAGAGGCTTTGTGTTTGTGTTTTTTGTTATATGTTGTTGTGGGGGGGGTTATTGTTTGTTACGGAGGTTACTTTTGTTACATGTGTAGAGGCGCTAGAGGCGCTAGAGGCCGGTGTTTGTTAGGGGTTTGGTGTTTGGGCGTGGATTCCCTTGGGAACCTCCCAAGCATTGAGGCTGCTTTGGCCTTGTAATCGCTTTGTCCTGTGCGTTACGCCCCTGTGCGCTCATTCCGGTTGCGTTGTCACAGGGGTCGGTTACCCTTCTGACGGGTGACTCACCGAGGGTTAGTCGGGCGCTTCTTACAGGCGGTGTTGTGGTTGGTCAAGGGTCCACAATCCCCTTTTTGTTTGTTGCCTTGTGTTAGGTTACCTTGGTTACGTTTTTTTAGCAAGGAGGTTTTGCATGTTTTTTGAAGATTTTGATGAAGTGTTTGATGTTGATGATGATGAGGTGTTAGAGTGTGGGTTAGAGAATCCTGACATTTGTGAAAGTTGTCAGTAAAGGAGATTGTTGTGGCGTATGGTTATGGTAAGGCTATGAAACCTAAGAAAAGGGCTAAACCTCAGAAGAGAAAAGCAAAAAGAAAAATGAAGAGGAGAATGTAATGCCTAAGAAGAAGGGTTTGTACGCTAATATTCATGCGAAGCGTAAGCGTATTAAGGCTGGTTCTGGTGAGCGTATGCGTAAAGCGGGTTCTAAGGGTGCGCCTACTGCTAAGGCGTTTAAGCAGTCAGCTAAGACAGCTAAGAAAAGAAAACCTGCTAAGAAGAAGCGTTAATGCCTTCTAAGAAAGACCCTCGTTTGGCTAGGGCTGGTGTGTCTGGGTTTAATAAACCTAAGCGCACTCCTAAGCATAAAACGAAATCGCATGTTGTTGTGGCTAAAGAGGGTAGCAAAGTTAAAACTATTCGTTTTGGTCAGCAGGGTAAGACTGGTGATAAGGGCAATACTGCTCGTTCTAGGTCGTTTAAGGCTCGTCATGCGAAGAACATTAAGAAGGGTAAGATGTCTGCTGCGTATTGGGCTAATAAGGTGAAGTGGTAGATGGCTCCTCGTAAAGTGGCGAAGCCTAAGCGGACTGCTGCGTATTATCGTAAGAATCCTAAAGCTAGGGCTAAGAAAAAAGCGTATGATACAAAATATCATTCTACGAAGAAGCGTAAGAAGTATCGTGCTGATTTGCAACGTGAGCGTCGTAAGCGTGGTATTGCTGGTAAGGGCGGTAAAGATGTGTCTCATAAAAAGGGTGGCGGTTTTACGTTAGAGAATGCTTCTAAAAATCGTGCTAGGAACAGAGGCAAGAAATGAAACATCAAGTGCATATTCATCAACAAAGATTGCGTAAAGGTTTGCCTGCTATTATTCATAGAACGTATAAAAGGTCTGAGTATCATCAAACGTTTACAATCCCTAAAGACGCTGTTGTTGTGCAACCTGAGAAACCGTTGTCGTGTGGTGCTAGAGCGTGGATTGAATGGAATGATTAGTTTTATGAATGTTGATGCTTGGGTTCAGTATGGTATGGATAAAGGATGGATTTCGCCTCCTTATTGCGGTATCCATGACATAGCGCACCCAAGTGATTACGAAGAAATGAATCAAATAATCGAAGAAGAACATGACGGTGATATAGATTGTTGTTGGACAGTAGTACATATAAGGGACTAACGTGGCCTCCGGCAAAGCAACAACTGTAGAGAAATGGGTGCAATACCTTCTTCTAAGACGCACCATGAGCATATACAAGGCTGCGAAAGAATCTGGTGTTAATTATCATTCAGCTAGAGACAACGAGTCTGGCAAAGTAAGCACACGAAACTATTTAGTTGCTAAAGAACAAGTAGACACAATAGGAGTATCTAAAATACCCTCCTATGAAGAGCTACAACCCGAAGCACAAGAGTGTTGGGACAATATCGAAAAATTTGCGCTCCGATACTTCGGCATTATATTACAGCCATGGCAAATCGAAGCCACGGAACGTATCTTTGATTTATTTGAAACACCTCAAGAGGAGTATGTTGTCATAAATGCACCGCCGGGCAGCGGTAAGTCAACGTTTTTCGCTAAGGTGCTTCCGGCATGGGCAACAGTCCGCAATAGAGCAATTCGTGGAATGCTCGGTTCCTCGACTCAACGTCTCGCTGAATGGTACACACGGCGTTTGAGGGCGGAGTTTGAACGTGAGCATGTTGCCCGTGCCGAACTAAACGATGTCAAAATGGGGTTAGCAGTTGACGCTGAACGAACCATGCAACAAGACTTTGGTCAATTCAAACCTGACGCTAAAGAAATATGGCGTGCAGAAGCATTCACCATAGTACAACAAGACGACATGCCATTATCGCAAAAAGAACCATCATGGTCAGCGTTCGGTATGGATTCCGGTTTTCTAGGTGGTCGTTTTGATCTTATTATTTGGGATGACGTGTGGGACCCAAGAAAGATGCGTAACTCTGAATCTCGTTCTGACATGTATCGTTGGTGGGATGAGGTAGCTGAAACACGACTAGAACCAAGCGGACTACTAATCTTACAAGGACAACGCATGGCTTCTGACGACATATACCGCTACGCATTAGACAAATTCGCACCTATAGACGAAGACTACGACGAAGTAGACGAAGATAAAGTAGACGCAGAAGGCGAACGCAAATACAACCACCTTAAATTCAAAGTACATTACGACGACAGATGCGAACAATTACACAAACCTAGCGACCCAGCATACCCAGAAGGCTGTTTACTGTACCCACGGCGACTGCCATGGAGAAAAATACGCCACATTAAATCACAAACACCCGACAGATACGAAATTTTGTATCAACAAGAAGACTCCGACCCTGCATCAGTGCTTGTTGACCCTCTTTGGATTAGTGGAGGAGTCGGAAAAAACGGAGTTGACTATGTTGGTTGTTGGGATAAAGACCGTGACTTATGGGAAGTGCCACAGTATTTAGCTGGTGATGTAATGGTTGTAGCGTCTGCTGACCCGTCACCATCTAATTTTTGGGCGTTGCAATGCTGGGCGTACTGCCCTGAAAGCGAATATCGTTATTTATTAGAGTCGTACAGGCGCAAAATGGATGCCCCTGCGTTTCTCGATTGGAACCATGACACGCAAAGGTTTACTGGCGTAGCTGAGGAGTGGTGGCAAATAAGTAATGAGATAGGTAACCCTATTACGCATTGGATAGTTGAAGCTAACGCTGCTCAAAAGTTTATTTTGCAGTACGATCATTTTCGGCGTTGGTCAGCTTTGCGAGGTGTGGAACTAGTACCGCATTACACGCACTCTAGAAACAAGGGTGACCCTAAGTATGGCGTGCAAATGTTGGCTCCTTTGTATCGTTTGGGTCGTATCCGACTTCCGGGTATGCAAAGAACAGATGCTAGGCCGCATTCTTTGTTGTTAGTCAATGAAGTAACAAAATGGAACCCAGAAGGCACAGGGTCTAGAACTGATGACTGTGTGATGGCACAATGGTTTGTAGAACATAATTTAGAAAAAATATATACGCCTATGTCTGAGCCTATTAGACAATGGCGGCCAACGTGGGTAACAGAAAGTTAGAACATTGAAAACCGCTGAAGAAATTGTAGATCTGTATTATACACGTTCATCTAACCATGCTGGTGTGAAAGAACGTATGCGCCTTATTCGTGACCATTACAACGGTGACGTTATTGTGCCTTTACCTGAAATAGATTCGACTGAAGCTTCATCTGTAGCAAACTTGTTAGCGCAGGGGTTAGATCAGACTGCTATGCGTATAGCGTCAGTTACCCCTGACATTGTTTGCCCACCTGAAGATGAGTCATCTAAACAATCTCAAAAATTTGCTGCTATTCGCCGCAAAGCATTGTTTGGTTGGTGGCAGAACTCTCGTATTGATATGCAACTTGCTAAACGTGCAAGGCATCTTATTGGATATGCAAGTAGCATTGTGCAGATACGGTTTGACCATGAAAAAGGTTGCCCTACTTGGCATGTGCGTGATCCTTTAACTGCGTATCCTTCTAACTTGCGTGGGCCTGATGAAATGAGTCCCGTTGATTGCGTGTTTGGTTATGAACGTTCGCAAGGTTGGATTCGTAGAAACTATCCTGACGCTGCACTACGTTTTGCTGGCGTTAACGAAGCACCATACGACAATGACAGACCTGTCGAACTTATTGAGTACGTTGACCGTGAAGAATATGTTTTAGTAGCGATACACAACCCTGCACACAGTATTGGTGTGCATACGATGAACGACAATCACGAACCAATTATTGCTGAGTTAGAAAGAACACCTAATAAAACAAGTGTTTGCCCTGTCGTTATGTCACAAAGCATTTCATTAGATGAACCTAATGGACAATTTGACGGCATTCTAGGAATGTATCAACAACAAGCAAAGCTCATGGCTTTAGAAGTTATAGCTGTGCAAAAAGGCGTGTTTCCTGATACATGGCTAGTAGGTCGTGCAGGTGAACAACCAACAATTATTAATCCTGCAAATGGGTTAACAGGCGAAGTTGGTGTTATCCGTGGTGGTGATTTGCGAGACATGCAGTTGCAACCCGGATTTATGACAAATCCTGCTATTGATCGTTTGGAAAGAGCGCAACGTTTAACTGCTGGTATTCCTGCTGAGTTCGGTGGTGAATCTACAAGCAACATTCGTACTGGTCGCCGTGGCGACGCTGTTCTTTCTGCTGTTGTCGATTTCTCTGTGCAAGAATCGCAACGCATTCTTGCTCGCTCGTTAGAAACTGAAAACAAACTAGCTATTACCATGGCGAAAGCTCATGCAGGCAATAAATCTAAATCGTTTTATGTGTCTATGGGCAAAGTGAAAGGCAAGGTAGATTATGTTCCAAACAAGCACTTTACGACAAATGACAATGTGGTCAGTTATAGTCACGCTGGGGCTGACATTAATAATCTTGTTATCGCTGGCGGGCAAAGGTTGGCGATGGGAACAATGTCGAAAGAATCTTTTATGAAAATAGATCCTCTTGTTGAGGATGTTGAAGCTGAACGTGATTCTGTAACTGCTGAACAGTTAGAGCAAAGTTTACTGTCTGGCTTACAACAACAAGCAGCAACAGGGGCAATATCACCTGCTGATCTTGCTCGTATTATTGATCTTGTTAAATCAGATAAAGCTGAATTAGCTTCCGCTGTTGAAAAAGTACAACGTGAAGCCCAAGAAAGGCAAGCCACAATGGTTTCCCCTACATCCCCTGAAGCACAATCCGGCATAGCCCAACCCGAAGCGGGAGCAGAAGCTATGGTTGCTCCACCTTCTGCTGAGGGTGGGCCTGCTGGTTTGCGTGAACTATTAGGAGCCTTATAGTGCCTAGAAAACGTAAAGGCGAACAAGCCGCAAAAACTTTAACTGGCCAACAGTATGGTCAAGCTAAAATGCAAGAAGAAGCGCAAGCTGCTGTTCCTTTGCCTAGTATGGGAGAACCACAAATTCCTACTATGAAAGCGGGGGAGCAACCGTTCGGTAGGCGTTCTGAACGACCTAATGAAATGGTTACAGCTATGGGCCAGCCTGAAGCTGTGTTAACTCCTGAAGTTACGCAACAACGCAAAATGCAAATGCTTGCTATTTTGCCTTTGTTAGAACAAGCTGCTTCTGAACCGTATGCTTCTCCGCAAACAAGAAACTTTGCTAGGAAGTTAAGGCTTGCTATAGGGCCGATGGAAGATTTACAAAATCAGAATAGAGAATAACTATGGGTTTACTAGACCGATTGAAAGACATTGGTGGAGGCGTCCTTGACATAGGTGAAGGTAGCCTTGACTTTGCTGTAGACACTGTTAAATCAAGTGCTTATTTGATAAGTATGCAACCTGATAAGGCTGCTGAAACTTGGTTTAATTCTTGGCAAGAGGACATTCTTGGGACTGCTATGCAAGGTGCGTTTGGACCCGAAGGTGTTATAGGTTCTGTTATTGGTGCGTTGCCGGAAACGGGTCCGCTTGGTTTCATTAGGACAGGTGGCGGCCAGTATTTTAATGCTGCTATGGAAAAATGGGATTGGGTGATGCAATCCGTTGTTGATGATGGCCTTGGAACGTTCGCTACTGTTGTCGGCGCTAGTTTAAGTGACGGCAACATTTCCCGAATGTGGGATGGTTCAACGTGGGCTAAAGCCTATGACATTAACAGCAAATCCTATGACGAAAATGGAAAGAGGATAGACGGTCATGGCCGCACGTTCGGCCAGTCGATGCTTGCAGCAACAATGATGATTGATCCGTTTGATGACGAAGCAATGAACGCTGTGCAAGACGACTACATGTTTAAGTTGTTTTCAGGAATGCTTGACTTTGCGCAAGAGTTCCTTGACCCTGTTGACATAGCGTTAGGTGGTACTGCAAACGTTTTGTCAGGGAAGACAGCGCTTGGTCGTGTAACTAAAACTGGTGACGTTAAAATACTTGGCGTTAAAGAAGTAATTGACCCTCGTACTGGGAAAAAGACTGGCGAGTTAACGTCTACGCTTGGTAGACGGCATGTCGAGCCTCAACGCATTTATACTCCGGGCGGAGGTTTAGGTTGGCGTAGAATGGACCAACTAGTTGGAGGCGAATTAGTTACCTCTAATAGGTTCAAAGGTTTAACTGAAGAGCAACGCAAAATTCGTAGCATGATTGGTACGACAAGTACGCAAGCAAGAGCGCACGCTTTTGTGAACAGCTCTAAATGGACTAATGGAGTAGAAATAGAATTAGGCAAAATAGATAAACTTGTTGCAGACGGCGGTCTTAGTCGGGAAGCAGGAGCAAGGCGGCGTGCCGCTGTTCTTCGGGAAACGATTGGTCGGCGTGCAGCAGCAAGTATGCCTGAGTCAGCAGCGTTCGCTATTGGCCACGGTGCTACCCCAGAGGCTAGAAGCTTAACTGCCCGTGCTTTGATTGGGGATATGACTGCGTTTGATGAAGCTAAAAGCATAGCTAAAAAAGGCAGAGACTTACTTGAAAACGGAAGTTACTTTGATGATTTGAGAATGCTTGATGATTTGAATAGCCGTATTGAAGTATTAGATGAGAAAATTAATAGTTACGGTAAACCAGAAAATCTTACAAGCGGTCAAAAAGCCGCTGTTACAAGGTTTGCTAATCAAAGACAACGGTTAATAGATGGTTTTGAAGACGGGAAAACTGGTGAAATTTTTGATTCTAAAAAAGACATTGAAGGAAGAATAGGAGACGTTGAAAACGAATATCTTGGCAAAGTTGATTATGAAATGATGTATGATTTGCAAGCAGGTCTGTCAGAAAGTCAAATAACTCAAATTGTTAATGGCTCAACAAATGTTCGTATGAACACGTTGACTGATGAAATGTTAACAGCCGATGATGGTTTAGCGGCAACAGCAGAGTTTGTGTTAGAGCGTTTGGCTATTCTAGATGTGTTAGAAGAAGCTCCTTTCAAAGGGGTAGATGTAGCTATAGATAAAGTGTATCGGACTAATTCTTTGCAAGCTCTCCGTAATAAGCATTTGCGAGAACTTAACGAAAATGCAAAAAAAGGAGAAAAGTTAGGAAGGTTGCAAAGACGCAACGCTGATTTTATAGAGCGTGTGTATCAGATACCGTCAGTTATTACACCTTTTGGTTTTAGGATATTCCGTGTAATTACAGAGCGTGTGCCTCAGTCGTTAATTGAATTTAACGATGCAGGTGCGTTTACACAATATGAACGTATGCTTGCTAACGCTAGCGGCGTAACTATTGACGGTAAATCAATTATTAACGCCGATGAAGTTCGTGATTTGCTGGGCAGGTGGATGGAAATTAGGAACCGTGCGGATTCTAATATGGCAGCAGATTTACGAAATGAATTTGATAATGCTAAAACTCGACTTGTTGGCAAAGCAGATAAGTTAATTGAAAAGGCAGGGATTGACATTGGTGATTCTTTAGCTGATCAATTACAAAGAGCGAATAACTTAAAAGATTCTTCTCGTAAACAAATAAAACAAGTTGAAGGGCAGGGTAAAAAAACCCGTGGTTCTGTGCGTGAGGCAGAGTCATCATATAGTTCCTATGACAGTAAAGAAGGAGGCAGAGTATTTATTGACCATGGGATGTCTCCGCACATGGTTAAACAAGCAGAAGTTATTCCAAGGTTTGATTTAATTAATGATTTTATTCAAGACAAGCAACGTTTAGTTGTACTGACTAAGAATCAGTTAGATGAAAAATTGTTAAAAGCTAAAGAAAACTTTGAAAAACTTGAAACTGAAAAAGCAAGCGTTAAAAAAATTAATAAAGCCAGAGAAGCAGTTGATGAAGCACTAAAAGCTGTTAATAATTTTGATCCTAAACAATACACTAGGGATTTAACGGCTAAACGTTGGGTTGAAACAAAAGATGGCTTTAAGCGTGTCGCTAGGCCGATAAGAAATAGAGCACAGCAAGCTCAAAACATTTGGCGGCCTATGGTGTTGTTGACTCCTAAGTGGCCGATGCGTGTGCAGTTAGATGAAACGTTGCGGCGTTTAGCTGACCTTGGTGCAATTACGGAAATGCGTAATGTGTTTCGTGGTATGGGTGATTTGAAAGATGCGTATGCTACACGAAGTATTGAATCGTCAATGCGTGACGTTACAACTACTATTAAACAAGATGCTTTAGATGCTATTGAAAACGGTAATTTAACACAAACAGCTAATGAAACCGTCGCATCGCTATTTTTAGATGCAAAGACTAAAACATTGAAAAATGGTGAATTGCGTTTTCTTGACGAAAGCCTTGAAAAGCCTAGATTCATTACTGCCGAAAAGTTTCTTGAACGCAAAATTAAGGCAAATGATGTAACAGCGTATGAAGTTATGAACGTAGTTGAAGGCGGCGCAGACATACTTAAAAACAGGATTAAAGAAACTGCACAGAAAGCTAAACAAGAAAATAGGTTGCGTTACGCTATGCCTACTGTAAGTAGGGCGTTTATAGCTGGGTCGTTGTTAAATCCTTTGGCTGGTGCGGCATGGGCTGGTATGCACGGAATTAGCAGACATCGTAGAATTAACAACATTGCTGGAAAGCGTGCAGCGTTGCATCAATCTACTTTGTACATGTCAGAAGCTAAACGATTGTTAGACGATGCGCTTGAAGCTGCTGGTGACGAAGCTGCCGCTATGCGTGCGTTAGCGGATCAGATGCTGCAACAAGGTGTCAGCATGAGAACGTTAGTAGACAGTTTAGATAAAGACATGGTTGGTTTAGATGATGTTGTGAACAGTGTTGAGAAAGCAGAAAGGTTGTTAGTTGAAGCTGGCCATTACAATCTTAAAATAGGTGGCATTACTGCCCGTGGAGCTTTTGGAGATGACGCTGATTTTATTGCAATGAATCAACGTGCTGTTTCTTCAACAAAAGCTCAAAGCGCTATGTTCCTTGGCTTTAAGCAAGCAAGCGAACGAAGATTGCAAGAATTTAATAATGCTGAATGGAGAGCTTGGGATGTGCTTGTAGAAGATGAAACTTTTTTTGCTAAAGGGTGGGAAACAATGATGGAGCGCTACACAGCCATTGGAGATAAATGGCAGTCATCGTTTTTTGATATTGTGTGGGCTGATTCGCCAAGAGATGTTCGTATTGCTCAACTTGCTAAAGAGATTAGAACAAATGAAGCACTTACAAATAATTTAGGCGTGTACTACCCGATAGAAAAAGCTAAAAACGCTGGGGAAGACCTTAACAATGTAATTTACAACATAGCCGATAACATTATTGACGAGTACGACAATGTGCTACCAAGAGGACAAATTTTTGACAACCTTAGAGAAAAAGCACGAACGCAACAACCTGTTAAATGGGAAGACGTTAAGAAAGCATTAGAAGATTACACTAAAAAAAGTAAAAAATACAATGACGGAGATATCAAAGCTCTTGTTGAGGATATACGTTTAGGTGGAGTCCCTAGAAACGTATTAGAAGGCAACAGGTATGGAGATTTTGGTAGGCAAGTTTCACCAACCCCTGAATCGATAGCTCCACAAAGAGCAGGTTTTGGAAAGGAATCAGGTAAATTCATTGAACGCATATATGAAAACCTTGGAACGTTACCAGCAGACCATTTATCTCGTAACCCGTACTACAGAACAAAATATGAACGTGCCTTTTACCGCAAAATTTCAGCATACATGGATGCAGACGGGCAAGTCACAATCAGCCCAAACCAACTACGGAAACTAGAAGATAGCGCCAGAGATGTAGCGCTACTAGAAACAAGAGACCTACTATACGATTTAGCTGAAGAAACACGATTTGGAGAAATGGCTGCATTAATAATGCCGTTCTACAATGCGTGGCAAGAAGTTATAGGTCGTTGGGTCAAGCTAGGGCAAGAAAACCCTGCTGTAGTAGCCAAAGGCGTGCGTTTATACATGTCAGATTGGAACGCAGAAACATTAGGCATAACTGAAATAAACGATGAAGAAACAGGCGCTAACTATTTAGCGTTTAGATTACCAGAATGGGCCGTAGACGGATTAGATAAATTGCCTGCTGACGGTGGGCCATTAGGTTTAATTGGGAAAGGGCCGTTAGGTCAGTTGTTGAGTAACAACCCGTTGCGTTTTAGCAAAGAAGGATTAGCTTCAATGTTGCAATCAACAACTCCCGGTTTTGGTCCTCTTGTTTCGATACCTGTACGAGAAGCTATATTAAAAAACCCTGAACTTGACGAAACGTTTGACTTTATGTTTCCGTTTGGTCACCCTGAAGGCGGGGTTTTTGAACGCATAAAGTCAGGGTTTATTCCTGCTTATCAACAAAACATTGACAACCTTGTAAGAGAGACTCCTACTAGGGAAAGGCAAGTGCAGTCATTTGCGTTACAAATCTTTGTAGAGCAAGCCGAAAATGGCACACCAATAAATGTTGCAGATAAAAAACAACTAAACATGTTAATAGATGAAGCTAACCAACGTGCA